AGAGGACGTGCTTGGCCGCGGCAGCTTCGCCGGCCTGGGTTCCCGCCTCGAAGACGTTGTGCGTCATGTCGGTGCCTTCCTTGTTGTTGTCGTCGGAGTGCTTCGCGGAGTCCTTCTCCTCGAGCGCCATGCCAAGCATGTAGTTCACGACGTCCTTCTGCTCGTCCGTCATGGAGTTGTAGATCTCCCGGAGAGTCGAGTCGCCGGCGTGCGCCAGGTCCTCTTCGGTCTGCTTGTCTTCGGACACCTTGCCCTCTGACTTATTCTCGACCACGGTCTCCTTGGAGTCCTTGGGTGCCTCGGGCTTCGGGTGACCGTCACTGTGAACGATTGCCTCGCCGGTCGTGATGACTGCCTCGTCCTCCAAGGTCTCGACATCGCCGTCGCTGTGTTGGATGGCGACGTAGTCGATCTTGGCGCCAGGGTTCGCCCCAGCAAGGACCAGACTGACCTCCCGGATTGCTCCGTGGAAGACCTGCTTGCTACGCTCGACCAGCTGGTTGGCGTAGATGGAGAGGAACTGGAGGTCGCCGTGCTGCACGAGCACCTTCGCGCTCTTGCCTCGCTCGGTCTCGTTGAAATAGCCGTAGCTGTAGACCCCATCCTCGCGGTTCTCGAGCACGGCGTGTCCGAGAACGTTGTTGAGATCATTGTGGCCATGCCCGTAAACGAGGGGAACCGTCATCTTGTCCTGATGCTTGAAGGCGTCGGGCATGATCGTTCGACCGTCGGAGCACTTGAGGCCAGTCTTAGTGGCATAGCCGCTGAAATCAGCTTCCATTTTGACTGTCTCCTTCCTGATTGGTATCTTCGGAATTTGTCGCTGCCGACGGAGCCGGCATGTTGCTGTTTCGGAGCTCATCAGCCTTCGGATCCTTCGAAGGTCTGAGTCCTATCGCGCCTCGGATCTCATTTGCACTCATGATCTCGTTACGAGTGAACTTGTCGGCGATCTCTGCGATGTCTGTGACAGGAACAAGCTTGAAAGGATCCCTGAAATAGAGGACGCGTTGCTTTTGAGACCTTGCCGTTTTCGTTAAGAACGAACGCGTCATGGCTTCAGTGATTGCGTCCAACACAGGCATAACTGTGCGGTTGTTATAGTTGAGCATCGCCTTCTCGTCGGCGGTGCCATCCATAACCTCGGGGGTGAGACCGAGTTGCGTGTACAACAGGGCAGTGAGGAACTCCACCTGCTTGAGGAGGTTGTTCTCGGCCGGCCGGTTGAGCTGGGTGATCTTCTCGGTACCGTCTGTGTAGGCGATTCCGTACTTGCTTCCCTTGAGCTGAAACTCAATGTCCTTTCGACGCTGCTCAGCAGCCTCTCTTCGAGCTTCCGACTTGATTACATACGGAAGCTGAATGATGAGATCGAGTTTTCCCGATGCCGAAAGCTCATCGGAAGTATCCAACAGAGAGAGCTTACGCGTCAGTCTCTGAAGAGTCGAGTTGGGCTCATTCATAACCGAGTAAAGCGGATTCTCGGCGATGGCCACAATTCGTTTGGGCAAAGTGATCTCTTCGCGAACACCCGTTCGCTCGTTGTAGAGACTCACTCGAACGTGGTAGGGATACCACTGCTTGACTTCACCAACGCGGAGCGTCTTGATGTCGAAAGATCCCGATGCTTCCGGATCTAGCGTTGTATCGACAGGAACAATGCACGCAACGCCCTTGTCAAACATGGTCATGGCGATGTCCTGGCGAAGAGCTCGGGCTGCCTGGTCAACGTTCGCCTCAATTGACAAACAGTTGTTCAGACCACTAGGGATGACCTCTTGGAAACGGTCTTCCTCATCGGTCCGAGCATGACGAATGGCAACTCCTGCAACGTCAATGCTGAGTCGTGTCAGAATCGAAGAAAGGATGGTGCGCTCGTTGATGACATTCAGTCTGGTCGTGGACTCAGAACGAGATCCATAGCTTGCGCCGTAATCTCCGTACGAGTGAATGCGTTGTTCCGCTTCGTCGTCCTTGGTTTGGAACGCATTCCAAGCACTTGTCAAACGATCACGAATACTCACGTCTCACCTCCTTTCTCGAATATGAACGGTGGAGGGTCACTCGAAAGCCTCCTTGTTAAGTTTGAAAGCGACCCACGCGTCTAGCAAAGCTGACACGTTATCGACTTTTTCGTCTTGACGACGCTTAAGAAGCTTACGATTCCCATTGGTGTCTTCCATGGTAATGGCATTACCCATGGTGAAGCTCATCAGATCTTGATCGAATATGAGGTCCCGCTCTGAGGCCAAGATCTTCAATTCGCCAAGAGGCACAGATTCGGTCCGCGCACCCTGGATAACTTTCTCGATTCCGAAAGGTCCGTTCTCTGCTTCGTAGCGAGTGACAAATTCCTTGGCGTTATAAGGGTCATAACCCAAAGTACGGACGTCATACTCACTTCGCTGAATGAATCCTTCAAGATCGTCATAGACTTCCATCATGTCTAGGATGGATCCCTCAAGAACGTGGAGACTTCCCTCGTTCAGGAACTCTTCGTACTTCGCGCGCATGGCTCCAGGAAGCTTCTTCAAGGTGAGTGCCGAGATGTAGCTTCGCGTCTTCACTCCGAACTTCTCACCAGGCAGTGGGAACAGGAATGTGAACGCACAGAAGTCATCACCCTTGGAAAGGTCGGCGCCCATTGAACAAGGCATCTGCCAGAAGTCTCGACGACGGTGAGGAAGAGTCTCTTCGTAAGTGAAGAAGAAGGTGAAACCTTCCATCGGGATTCCGAAGCGCTTTGCGAGAATGTCGTTACGCGTAGCGGGAGCTTTCTCAGCCCGCTCAACGTCGAGATGGTATGTCTCGTATGAAACGGTCTTACCGATGTTCGGGTTTGCCTTCTGCCACGTAGCTGGATCGGCTACTTCTTCCACAGTGTCCAACTTGTAATGCCAGATGGAGATGTGAGGAGCGAAGTACTCGCCTCGAAGAATGGTTGCTAGTTCCATTTTGACAGTATCGCCAGAACCGTTACGAACCGTTCCCTCTGAGCTGATGGCGACGATCAGATAGTCGTCAAGCTTTGACGCCCCCTGCTCGATTGCACCGATGACATCCTCTCGGACATCGCCGGACAACCACTCATCGACTGTGGAGATCTTAGGACGGAGTCCCTGCAGTTTGTTGATAGCCATTGGTCGAACTTCAAGAAGCGAACCAGTCAGGAAGTTCTCGACACCCTTCTTGGTAGACGCAAGCTTGACTCTGTTCATGCGATTACCCGTGGTGTTCTGTAGCGATCCCTCTGTCAAGAACTTGAACAGAGGCCCACGGGCTCGAATGATTGCGGTACGAAACGGCGACATGACTTCGTCAGCCTGCTTCATAGTTGGCGCGGTTGTGATCTGATGTGTCGTCTCTGTGTCCACATTCAGGAAGTAGCTTTGAATGCATTCGGCGTACATCGACTTAGCTGCCCCTCGGGCAACGATCAAATACTGCTTCACAACCAACCGCTTCTTGATCGTCTTGTTGACGTAACGACCCCCATGTCCTTCTGGATCCGGCTGGTACACACTTCGATCAATGAAGTAGTACCATCCAAAGATTTGTTCCGCCCAAAGTTTGAACGAAGGAAGGAGATGGAGATCGTTTCCGTCAGTCAGAGTGAGCTCGTTCTCGCAGTAAAGAACGAACCCCTCAACAGCTTTGTCGTCGTAGAAGTAGTTGGGATTCGCGATGAGAGCATCGATACGGTTCATCTCCATGGAGATCTCTTCGTTCACGGGAATGTCGCCGCGAAGAACGGCGTCTCGGAACTGCCCGTAGAAGAATGGCGTAGCGGTGTTGGATAGACTCATCGGTCCTCCTTTCTATTAGACGACGGCAGCAACAGCAGCCTTCTTGGCCATAGCAGCAGCGACCTTCTTCATCGCTTGCTGGCGAGCCATCTGAGTTGCGTCATTGGCGAGACCTCCAGCAAGAGCCTTGGTCTGAGGACGAATCCCTCGGATCAGAAGTTCCCTAGCCAGAGCTGCCCCGCGTGCGCGCGGGCGTTGCTGAGCAGCCAGCTTGGAGTACTGCTGCTCAAGGTTCATTCGCGTGACAAGAGCCTGCAGTTCCTGAGTAGACAGAGCGTCAGTAGAACTTCGCTTGGCCTTCTGTCCAGCCGTCACCGAACGAATTGCATCTTCGTGAGCATTGTGACCGCTTCCCCCTTTAGCGGTTACGCGCTGGCCTGGACGAGTGTCGAGTTCGACCGGAGCGGGGCCAGTTGAGGCCGAACGCTTCTTACGAACTCCCCACTTCATTCCCTTAGTGCCGTAGTGCTCTAGAAAATCTTCGATTTCTGCCATTGGGTCCTCCTTTCTAAGTGACCGTATATGGATCAACCTCGACCATCGTGGAGCCATTCCACCAGAATAAGTCTCCAGGAATCATGGCGCTACCGTTCCAGTAAAACATGTCGGCATACGGTGCTACTGCAGCTCCGTCGGTTTTGATAACTAGAGCAACCATGGCGTTTGATGTTGAAGCAACACCTGATGAACTGGCCGCAGTAACCACAGAACCCGTTGAGTCTTGAACCAGTAGCGCTGCATATGGTGTTCCACCAAAGTCGTTAAGCCTTGCCGCAAATCCAGACCCAGGAATCTGAGCCGTTGTGCGATTTCGAGAGACTGTGAATGAAATCACTCGATCGCCAGCTTCCGAGGCTGTTGAAAGCGTCACAGAGGGAGTTGTTGACGTAGTTGGCATTAGAATTCCAGTACCACCTACAGGACTTGCTGTATCGAATCCATCCGGAATCCACATAGCAAATATAGAACCCTGAGTTGGCGTACCAGGTAAGGTAACGGTAGCGGTTTTTCCAGTACCTGGCGTTGCCGACGTCTTTCCCACAAACACGTGAAGTGCTGCTGTCGTAGCAGCGCCTGCTGCCGCTGAATATTTTGTGAAAGACCCCGTCATATCAACAGTTGTTGCAATCGTAGCTCCAGCACCTGTGGCTGACGAACCTCCAAGAATGCTCGCAACTACGATGAGCAGCGAATTTGCTGGAGGACTAAAGGTTGGTGTTGCTTTTGACGCGGCTGTCCCGAAAAGAGTTACCGCAGTAAAACCAGCAAGTTCTGACGGAGCCATACGATCACGCTCGCTTTTTCAAAACCACACAAGGAGGGGTTCCAGCAGGAGGAGCCGAATCTGTCGCCTCGATCACAACGATATGTGCTCCGACAACTTCATTAGCACCAAGGCGAGGGTTTCCATCCGCGCCAATGGCCCAGACAGTTGAACGACCACCATAGCCTGCGTTTGCATATTTCTCGACAGAGAAACTGTGACCCGTTTGACCGCTGCCCCAGCCAATGACTTTCATCCCGACATCGGAAGGTTTACCCATGGCCGCACGTGGCGAACCATTCTCGTTAAGCCAGAACGTGTTGTATGGCGCACCCGCTGGCGAACCAGGAGGGTTATACCACACGTTAAGCACAGTTGGACTTGCTCCGGTCGTGGAATAACCGACGGTCCAGTCGCCTTGCATCCCTGACGGTCCAGGGGTTGTGTTGTTGACAACTCGAACAGGAACTCCATCGGAACCAGCGGGTCCAGTGGGGCCTGTTGCTCCGGTTGCTCCGGTTGCGCCAGTAGGTCCTGTGTCTCCGGTATCACCTTTAACACCTTGAATTCCCTGAGCACCAGCTGAACCCGTAGCACCGACGTCTCCGGTATCACCCTTAGGCCCCTGAGGACCGGTGTCTCCGGTGTCGCCTTTAACACCTTGAATGCCCTGAGGACCGGTGTCTCCGGTGTCGCCTTTAACACCTTGAATGCCCTGAGGACCGGTGTCTCCGGTGTCGCCTTTTGGACCTTGAGGTCCTTCAACAGGATCGCCAGAGCCAGCGCCAGGATCTCCCTTAGGTCCTTGAGGCCCCGTATCTCCAGTGTCGCCCTTTAAGGAAAGAAGCCATGCAGCTTCGTTTCCAACAAACCCATTCGCTACAGCGACTTCATAAGCCGACGGGCCGTCGTCACCAGCAGGACCAGCAGCTCCATCGTCGCCACTATCGCCAGGATCGCCTTTGGCTCCAGGAACACCAGGAGTACCAGGAGTACCAACAGCTCCAGTATTACCTGTATCGCCCTTGTCTCCCTTAACACCCTTGAGCGAAACGAGCCAGGCGGCTTCGGTCCCCACAAATCCGTTAGCGACAGCAACCTCGTAGGCAGAAGCACCATCATCTCCTGGAAACCCAGGGTCTCCATTATCTCCCTTATCTCCCTTTGCGCCTTGGACACCTTCTGCGTTAAGCAGAGAAATAAGATCCATGATGCCGGTCTGGTTCAGGAAGTAGGGAAGAGCAAGCCAAGGAAGTGAGCCGTTTCCGATCTTAAACTTGCCGGTATCACTCTCAACACCAGCTTCTCCGTCCCTAAGGACTGGATTTACGGTCGCCCACTGCGTGGAAGATCCACGGCGGAGCTTAATTACAGCCATTGGATCTCCTTACGGGGTTCCGCCGTCCAAGACAGCGTCGGGGTTTTCAACAACTTCACTCACGTTCTCGAGAGCGAAGGGATCGACCCATTGCGTACCTTCACGTCGTTCATTGATGCGCCATTCAAGCTCTTTGATCTGATCATTGACGGCGGTGATGAGAAACGAAGTCGCAGGAGGGTCAAAAAGCTGACGGACGCGAAGAAACACGTACGCCTTAATGTCGTTTTGTCGAGGATCTCCACCAAGATATGAATCCCAGTTCTTAGTGGAGTCCTCGATCTGGAATCCGACTTCCGGGCCGACGCCCAGCTGATTCAGAGTTCCGAATACG